CATATTTAAAGGCATGATGTAGTATTATGCACAATGCCTGAATAAAAAAGGCATTAAGCCGGCGCGGTGCCAACTGAACTGCAGTTGAAAAACCGTGTTTTTTATTAAGTGTTGCCAAAAAAACCAGATCCCGCGAAAAATGCAACGGGATCTGATCAAGAAAGGAAATAGATGGTATTTTGTAAAGGTATGAAAATTAAATTGTTTTTATTTCATCAATTTTGGCTGCAGAAATATCACCTGTTGATTGTGGCAATGTAGGTGGCAAACCGACTGTTGCAGGGCTACCAGGAACATATGCCAATGCAAACGCATTCCATTTACCTTGTAATTCATTGTACGCTGTTTCAAGTGCTGAAAATCGAACCATAAAATCAGAATCACCACCAATTTCCATGGTGCCATCCTTCTTCAAATGAAGTGCAATCTGCAATTGACCATCATCATCTGTTGAAAACAAACGTGTTTCACCTGCTTCAGCAATTGCATTTTTGTTGATATATCCAATAACTAATGCATCACCATTTGAAGCAGTACCAGCCAACACACCACGCATGTCTTTAATTGGAACGCTATCAATACCAAACGGCGCTGTCTGATTAATTTCCTGCACATCATCAGTTCCCATTCCTAAGATTTTGATGATTTGACGATCCAAATTATCAATTGTATTTCCTAATATTTCAACTATTTTCATACTAATGCCCTCTTTCACTGTCATCAAATTCAAAAAAGTATTCTGGCATTTGGCCATTGTATACTTCAGGAAGTACACAAGTCAACAACGCTGTGTTTTGCTTTTCATCACCGTTAAATGTTACACTTTCCACAAACCATTTCACTTTTTTATAAATGTAAAGTTCTTTATTTAACACCGTCAATGTGGTGTTTGGCCTCAACAGTTCACCGTTGATTTCCCAATAATTGACTTTTATTGTCAATACAATATTTTTCAATTCAGCACCAAGCGCATTTTGTGCTGCTTCAGCTGTGTCAACATCATCACCTGAATTTTGAGTTTTAACAGATGGGCGGAACACGAAAGGAACGAAAGAATTTCTGATTTCATGTTGACCTGCATTGCCACCATCCTTGCTTGCTTGCTTCATTATAGTGATGCGTGAATGCAAGCCTTGTCCATTAAACTTCAGATCCATTTCAATGTTTGACATGCCACCATCAAAATGAAAAAATGGTTTTTGATCTGTTTTTGCCTTGGTGAACAAAAGATTTCCTTTTGCTGTATGGCTTAAAATAATGTTCTTTTGTGCTGCCAATCCAGCCAAATATGCTTTTATTGTTTGAGTTTCACCAGCTGTTGTTTTTTCATATGATTCACTCATCTTGGATGAAACAGAATCATCAATTTCCACCTTGAAAGGAAACACACCATTGATCAATTTATGTGATATTTCTTTCAATGTTTTTCCATCAGATTGCAATGGGTACAGTGAAGTATGAATTTGGCAATCTTCCAGCACGCCCGGCAACGAATACCCCGAAACAGATGACAATTGTTTTGTGGATCTACTTGCAAAGGTTTGGTTCATCAAAAAACCTGTCAACAAAACTTCACCGTTGTGTTCAATTTCGCATTGATGGAAATGACCTGGCTTCAGAAGTTCTTTGTGGTTTGGATCATCTGGATCAAAGAACATTGAAAAAGAAAAATTTGATGCAACAGAATCATATTTCCAAGTGAATGACAATTTATTGAAAAACTGTAATTCATAATGATTTTTTATTTTTAAAATCATATGTAATATTTTATTTCAGTTCCTTTTCTTATCACCAGTATTCCATTTAATCCCAATTTATTATTTCGCATTAATTCATTGATGTGTGCATCATCTTTTTTGGGACCGTACAACCTATGTGAAAGATTAACAAAATCCGTGTCATTTTCTACAGTCAAAAATCTTTCTTGCTTGGCATCCAATCCGATTGCAAACAAGTTTGCCATGGTGAAGTTCACCAGATTGTTCTGGTCCAACATTGTGTTTGGATTAGCAACAAAATCATTTGGATTGCTGCCATCACCAATTTGAATGTCATCAAGTGTTTGGAAGTATTGACTATTATTGGCAAGCAATACAGAAATGACATCAGACACTTGATTTCTGTTTTCATAGTCATCATCATCAAATGGATGTGATGATGCAATACACATCCCACACAGCACTGCATTTTGATTCACTTCATAAATCAAACGACTAACCAAATTCACTGTTGTTGCTGTCAAATCAACGCTGGTTTGTAATAAATTGTAATTTTTTTGCAATATTGACAGTCTACTGTCAACACTCTGATTGAATGTTGCAGGTGCTTGAATCAAATCAATCATTGATGATATTGCTGCACTCGGATCTTCCAGTGCATTATTTATTGCAGATAAAGTTGAATTATATTTATTAAAAAAGTTTTGCCCATCTTCATCATCCAGAATTTCTGAATTTGTGTTGACAAAGATATTGTCAGACAATTCTTCCATGCTGTTAATGTCTTCTGATTTTACATCTGCAGCATTTTTGAAATTTCCCGAACTTAAAACATTAATAAAACCAGTATCTTCAATTATTTTGTCATCTGCAATCAACCTTGTTTTAGGATTTACATCAGTGATTGTTTCAATGATTGGGATGGTGAATTTCGTGACATTATCACCTGCATTGTCAATTGCCAATGAATTAGGTTGCACATTCATTTTTCCATAAAATGGATGTGTCAAAATCCAAAAACGTTTGTCTGAAGCAGATGCAACAAATTCATCTGACAATTCAAGATGATTTGTACCTTGAAAATAAACATCCAAAGTAAATCTGGCACCTTTCGCTTCTCTCCTATCCACTAAAGATCCAGCAACGTTTGGAAAATTAAATTCTGTGGTATTAAATTCAACAACCCTTCCTGCCTTTATCCATTCAGGGGAAAATTTTTTTCCATCACCTGTTTGAATCACTAGATCCTTTTCAACTTTTTGCAGCCAACTCATAATTTCAACCTTTTCTTTGCATTCTTAATGTAAAACTGTGACATTTTCAAAGATGATGTTCTGGTTGCCTTTTTCATGAATCCTGTTGCACGAATTGACACTTCATCACCACCTTTGACAGACAAAACACGCTGTGTTTTCATCTTAAAAGATTTTGAATCTTTTTGAAATTTAGTGATTCTATACAAAACGCGCCTTCCTTTTTTTGTTTTCCTTCCATCCAAAACATATTTTGAACCACGTTGTTTGGCCACTATGGATGCACGAATGAATTTCTGTTTGTCTGATTTTCCTGTTGATTTTTCTGCATCAACAAAATCGTTCCCTTTTATTACTGAAATCCTGTTGTTTTTCTTGATGTTTCCTGTTGGCTTGGATCCAACACGCGCTTCATCATTCGCAATAAATGAACGTTTCAGTTTTCCACCGTGTTCTTGTTGCTTTAAATCTGCAACCGCTGGATTGGAGTTTCCGCCCTTAAAACCAACTGTTGATTTCATTGAATTGATATTGAATCCAGATGATTTTTCCACCGTTGATGTTGCTTTGAAAAATGATTTTTGCCTGTTGGTGAATCGCTTTCTGGATGATCTTGGCATTGTGTTCTGCTTCACATCAAATGCTGCATTGTTTAAAGTCTGATTAATAACCACAGGCAGATCTGAACGCCCCAACCGTTCAAGTCTATCAGCAAAAACAACTGATGCATCTGTATTTATATTAATAGAAGACATAAATATATATATATTCAATTATCCCAATCAGATGGCAAATCAACTAAATCTTCCTGTTTTACAACTTCCAATATAGATGAATCCCATTCTATAACATTACCAATATAAAAAGAAGCTGCAATTAATGTACTATTCGAATTGTCAATTATATGACCAAATTCAGTTGTGTTTTCTGGTTTGTATGAATTTAAATTTCTTGATAATAATTTAGTGTGAACCAAATCTAATTTTTCTTGAAGTTCTGAACGCAAAGAAGAATCTAATATCAAATAAATTTTTTTCATAATGATATACCAATTAAAGGATATTCATGTGCCAAATACAATGATATATTGTTTCTATCTAAATCAGAATGTTCAGAACTGTAAATTATTATTTCAGCAATATCAGAATTCCAATCTGTAGATGATCCACCGCCACCCCTATTCCCCACTACAAAAGTACCTTTAACTCCTGAAATACTAGTTGCAGTGCCACCACCATTTGTTTCAATTTCGTCTACACCATTTACTTGTTGAGTAACTAAAGGACCCGATCCAGTTGAAAATCTACCATTAACATATACTTGATCTTCATTTACAAACAATGTTGATCCATCTGTTAATTTAAAATTTGTATCATCAGCGTAAAAATGTCTGAATTTGGGGCCTGGGATAGTACTCATCGCCATTCCTACTGTGGTTGTTGCTAACATGCCATCACCTAATGCAACCTTTCCTGTACCGTCAGGTGTACAAATTATATATACAGTCCACGCAGGCATTTTGCTGATTTCGGTGTTTACAACATCCATTGTTTTCCCACCCAAAAAAGAAGCGTGTGATACCTTGTAAATCGGTTTAGATCCACCAGTAAGTTGTTCTAAATCTCTGCCTAATCCAAATTTATCATCTACCGTTGAAATTGGATCATCTGGGGATATTATACCACTGTTCAATGTACTTTTATCATTGAACTTCCACCACGCTGCAGGATTAGCTGCATCCGAAGGGTTTGGAATATTATGAATAAAAGAATTTACAATTGTTGTACTCATGTAATCAAAGTCTTATACCTTTAATATAAATTTTTACACCAGCACCTGCCAATGTTGATCCAACTTGGTCAGCATCAAAAGAAACTCTTGCGCCATCTGCTAAAACAGAATCATTTATGACTGGCAGTGTTCCTGAATCAGTTGATTTTTGAGTACCGGCATCAATATTTATTTTTGTACTCAATATTGAAATACCAGATTCATTTATATCAATTATAATATTACTTCCAGTTGGCGCAATATCAGAAGTTGCTCGAACTTCTGATACATCCATTCCATATGGCATATAAATATGTTCAATATCAGTATCTACTGAAATAGGACCTGTTGGAGCTGTAAGTGAAATTATTAATGTTTCATGATTAATAATTTTTGAATCTAGTTCATCAAGTGCATCCGATACACTTACACCTGTAACGCCTGAAGCATTAACAACATCATCTGAATCAAGATTGTCAATTAATGATTTTAATGTTTCTAATGCATTTTTCACTGTAACACCAACAACGGCTGAATCATTGTCAACCAAAGATGCTTGATAATCATTCAATACGGCCGCAACAGCACCCGTTCTGCCAAAAATAGAAGTCACAGCACCACCACCCCCGCCAGAAATTGCTTCCAGTGAATCAATAATGTCCTGCAAATTTTGATTCATTATAAGACCAGTAACTGATCTGTTGCCGTTGGTGTTTATTAAAGCATCAATTTGAACTTTTAAATCTGGAATAGAAAGAACAGCCATTTTTTTATTGTTTTATACATTAATTCCTTCAGCAATCAAACTTGGATTTGATACAGTAAATGTGCCAGATCCACTTGTTTGCCCTGTCACCTTAACAATTGTATTGGCTGTGTATGCTGTACCGCCTAAATTAAAAGCCATAGGAAAATCTTCTGAACTTCCATCCTGCTTCACAGCCGTCACTGTTTCTTTCAGTACACCGTCAACATATAGTCTGAAAGTATTAGTTACAGAACCAACCCCGCTTGTCATTTCGTAGCTACAAGAAAACATTGTTTTTATATCATCCCAATCATTATTTGCATCAAATGTAAAAGTAACAATATCTTGTTCTGATGATGTCATGTTGACATTTGCAGCCGTGGTTGAACTAACCCTTTTCATTGAATTACGACTAGCAAAATAAACCAATGCTTCCTTTAATTGGAAACCGTTTGTTTCATTATCTGGCAGCCCATTTTCAGTAATTCCAGCATCACCAACTAGTTTATGAATTAATTGCAGTAAATCACCATGCAATACTTCATTGTAAATTGAACCGGGTGTTCCCCCTGCTTTGTCACGAACACGGCCTTTCAAATAGTCACCTGTAGCCCCGTCAATATTTGTTCCACTTATTAATGTCCTCATTTATTTATTTTTTTATTATATTCAAATTTACTGAAAATATCACAATCATCATGCATTAAAATCTTCCAGACTAAAATCATCATTAAAATCACTAGCAAGATAATTGACAAAAAGAAAACCAATTGTTTGAACTGGCTTCACTTTCAAAATTAATTGTCTGAATTCTTTTTTCCTGTCAAGCGGGATGTTTGCAAATGATCCCAATGACATACCACCAACAAAAAAGGTTGACCGCAAAGAATCCACATAATCAAATTCATATCCCATTTGTGCTTCATTACCCATTTGAAATGTTCCCATTTGATAAATATCATCAGCATTCACAAAATAATTTTCATCCAATTCTGGTTCAATATGGTTTGCAACAACTTCAAATGAATCGCTTGTGCTTGTACCACCCATTTCACCAACACCCATTTCACTGATTCCCATCTGATCCATATTAAGCAAAAGATCATTTGGATCAATTACTTCATATTTGTCTGGATTTACTTGTTCACCCCCCATTTCACCAACACCCATTTCACTGGCACCCATTTGAAAATCAATCATAGGATCTGCCAAAAATCTGTTTTCATGAACATAGACATCGAAATTTGCATCCCTCAACATTTTTTGCAAATAAAGATAATGTTGACGCGCCTTGATTGTTCCGGGGTGGTTTATTTTCCTTAATATGGCAGCTTTTCTGTCATCCAAAGAAATGAATTGGCTTGTAATCAATCCAAGCCTTCTTTCCCAATTTGAAGCATCTTCAGATGTGAAATTGTCATTATCTGGCAAAATAGAATCAAGCAATGACAATGCAGAAGTGTATGCATTATTTTCACTTATGGCCAAACCTTTATGAATCTTTTCAATTGTGCTTCCAAACGGTATGTGAAAAGCACGCCCCCTGGGATAAAGTCGTTTTGTTAAGTTTAATATTCTATCCTTAAACATATGCAACAGAATTTAAATGACCAATATTGCCATCAATCAGTGTGAAACTAGGTGTTGGAACAGAATCAATTTCCAAACTCAATGAATCAAAAACACTGCTTGGTTCGGCTGCATAAATAACAGAAATTAATTTGTTTTCACTTATAATGTCATTTTGATTTGCCAATACATCTGCAGATGACACAAATGGCCTGACACTATCAACAAAACCTTTGATGGCATTGTCAATACTTGTCTGAATTTCAGGTGTCAATCCTTGATAATTTGTAATGATCACATCAACTTCAAACACGGTTATTTCAACCACCGAAACATCAAAAACACCTAATGGTCTCCTTCCACGTTCATTGAGTGGTTTTGTCGTGTCTGGATCGAATTCAATGACAGCTTCAACATCATCCAAAATTGCCTGCGATGGTGTGCCTTTTCCATCTGTTGAATCTGCAACAGTTGCTTCAACAAAAACAATGACTTCATTGTTGAATCCTTGCCTTGCATATGGGTAAACGCGCAAAACACCCTGTGCATCAGATGACCAAATTCTGTAATCTGAACCGGCACCACCTTGTGGTTCCAACTGATATGCTTCAATTGTTTTTGTTCTATAATCTTCAACATCTTCAGCTGCCAAAGGTGTGATTGTTTCAGATGAAACGGTTGCAATTTTATCAATGTTTGCAATTGGCGCGGTCAAACTCATTTGATCATTTATTTCCAATTGACTATCCAATCCAGCTTCCAATGCACGCACTGTGATTGTATCCGAAGCCGTAACCATGGTATGATCTGAATCAACCACAAACAACTTTGCAGGATTTAATGATGAATCATTGCTTTTAAACGTGGTG